ACCTGTGTATCAAAATCACTTACTTTAGAAGCTGTTAAAGTTGGAATGTCAGCTACAACCAATGCTCTAAATGCAGGAGCAGCATCACTTCCACTAGTAGGACCACTTAAAACTGTATTAGCTGCTCTTGTATCTGTTTTATTAAAAAACGCACCTGATCCACCAACAGTAATAATTGAACTTGCAGATGGTGGAGTCGATCCATTATCACCAAATCCATAATATAATTTTAAATCGGCTTCATTAAAAGCTAATTCTGATGGAGATAAACTAGAAGGGGCACCAGCAGATCCACTGGCTGATCTCTTCTTAATTCTTATAGTGTTAGACATGACCTAAAAGTTTCCTCCATTAACAAGTGTAAGTTTGGTAGTAGTTGCATCTGCTTTAAATTTAGCAGAAGTAGAGTCGTAGTAAATGATAGATCCATCAACTTTGTTGGTTGAATCTAAATCAAGACCTGAACCAGCAGGACCTTGAGGTCCAGGAACAGCTACAGTTACTACTGAGGTTTCACCATTAACTATAACTGTATTTTTAGTGCTTGAACTCATGTTGCCGTGTACCCCTCACTTACAAATATAGTACCTTCTAAATAGTATTCCTTTTCTCCTGACGTATTAACTAATAAAACATCATATTTTAAAATATTTGGAGTAAATGTAGCAGTCTGCACATCTGTCAAACCAATACTTACAGAACCTCCTGATCTATCTGTATAAGTCGTTGTAAAATCTGCAAACTTAGTAGTTCTAGTTTCTTCCCAAACCTGTGCAGCAACCGTAAAACCAGTAAGATTTATCGCATTATTATTACCATCTTTAAATAACAAAGGAATAACATGATCTGATCTCCTTTGAACAGTAAAGTTATACGTTCCAGGTTGAATTGCCATTAGCTACCTTCTAGTACAGCCACTTTAGCCTCTAATGTTTCTATCTTAGCAACTGCCTCCTGTAATGCTTTCGTTAAAACAGAAACGATTGCATCTAAATTTAAAGTTTGTAAACTGTTTTCTACATCTTTTTCTCTATTTACAGCACTTGGTATTACCTCTGATACTTCATGTGCTATAAATCCTTCTCTAATTTCTTCCTTGTCTTTAAAAATTTTTCCATACTCTTTGTATTGATATGTTACTGGTTTTAAATTTTTAACTTTGTTTATTCCTGATTCTGTTTGTAGATTTACATTTCTTTTTATTCTGTAATCTGAAGTCACTAAACTAACATCACCAGCAAATTGATCATCAACCCAAGCTTCGAGGTGGTTTGCCTTGCCAGTACCTTCTCCGGAATCATCCCAATAGAAATTATAGAGGTTAGAAGTATTAGCATTTGCAGCAATACCTCTTTTACCTACTATTCCACGAGGTAAGATATCTCCACTGATGGGTGATCCTCCTCCTGTATGTTCATCCCATACAAAGCCACCAACGGAATTGAATTTCCACCTAACTACACTTGTATTATTTGAATTATTGCCTAACTTAAATTTAATTTCACCACCATCTGTAGCAATAATTTGCAATGCACCTGTTCCTCTATGCTCAATTTGAGATCCGGTATTTGCACCAGCAAGTCTCATGAGACGTAATCCACGATCTTGATATGTTTGATCAGCAGTTAAATCTATATATGAACTTCCAGAAGAATCAGAAGCAGTATTCATTACATTTAGTATTGTGTCAGTAGAAGTTGATCTTTGTATTGTTATATCTTGTTCGACAACATGCAGACCGCTAATAGGAGCAGTTGTACCAATTCCAACATTGCCAGTGCTTAATATGGACACCTTTTCAGATGCCCCATGAAAAAAACCAATCCTGTCATCGGCTGGCAATCCCATACCAGTTTGAGTTGCAGTACCCGAACTATTTAAAAATCTATAACCAGGATTAGAATTGCTTCCAGGTACAGCAAGATGAGTACCTGCAAATCCACTTACCTGAGATATATCCATCAAAGGATGAAAGCTTGAACCATTGTGAACTTTTAATTGGTTGACAGTACCCGTTTGTGCGATTGTCATGTAATTTATTAAAGTATTAGCCCCTGCTGCTGGTAAATTACTATCACTATTATTGCCTTTTATAGCCTGTAAATTTGTCTGTATATCTTCTCTTACAGTTTGACCGTTTGCATTTAGTATTACTGTATCCGTGTTAGCCATCTAATTCTACTTATAATATATTTCTATTATATTACACCTTTTTACCAAAGCCACTAGCAGTATATGTAAACTGTTTTCCTGTTTGAGGTACACCACTAGAATTTTTAAACACTACATTAAATCCTGTGCCAGATATATTAGTCACTACAAAAAATTCACCAGTTCCTAAAGCTAACGGATTAATAGTTACAGATGGTAAAGGAGCAGTAAAACCTGTAGAAGCATTTGTACCTACAAAAAATCCATTGGTAAACGTGTAAAGAGTATTACTAGCTACTGTTTGATCCCCTGATGTAGTTAGCGTAGCACTTGTTTCAGTTCTTGAGTCCATTAAAACTCTACTACCTAATGTATTGGTGTTTTGATCACCAAGAATGATTCTTGTATTTGCTGCTGATGTTGTAGTGCTTAACTTTAACTTGAATTTAAAATACTGACCTGTCAAAGTCGTTTGTATAAAATCATTGGGACTGGTATAAGTTGAATTATCATCACTTGTTTGAATTTCTACTGAGGCAGTGGCATTTTCTAAAACATCGCCATCAAACCTTGCTAATGCATCAACACCACCACCAATAATAGCCCCCTCAGAATTAAGAATTACTGCTGGAACATAAGTATCAAAAGAAGAATTATCATTGAAACCTTCAAACTTTACAATACTTTCAAAAGTAACTCCTGAGAACTTAGCTCCTAAATTTAAAACAGTACTAAATTCATACTCACCTTCTAACAATCCCGTATCTCCATCCAAAGTATTAAAATCATTGATCGTATCTATAAATGCTGTAATTGAATCAATCAGGATATTACTTGCATTTTGATTAATTTCCATTCCATTATTATTAACAGTTAATGCAGTTTTCGAGCCACTAAATCCTGTATTTTCTTGGATCGTTCCAATTAATTTTTTATCCAAGATATCTGCTTGAGATATTATGACACTGACGCTATTATCTGACTGTACTAAAGTTTGATCTTGATATTTTATAAGATATTCTCCCGCAAGCAAAGATACTGTATGAGTAGTCTGCGAACCATGAACAATAGCTATTAGTCTAGAATCTCCCCATGATGCATTGCCACTTGAATCTGAATTATATTTAATAATTACATGACCATTGCTAGTCACATCAATATCACCAGATAAAGGCCATGTTAATGTCAATGTTGATGACAAAACATTGATTTGACCATTAAGCTTGGTTGGAGATGATGGTGCAGCAAATAAACCTGCATTTGTTAATTCTTTGATTGTTGGACTCTTTGTTATTTGACCTACTGCATTAACTGAATAAATTTCAACTCTATAAATACCAACAGATGCATTTTCAATTTCAAAGATTAAATCTTCAGTTGTAAATTCGTCTAAATATTCTCCAAACTCAGCATTTGGGTTACTAACTACTGTTGGTTGGCCTAATATATTTGTCTGTTGATTACTGACAGAGCCACGTTTAAATTTATATCTAACTAAATATTTTTGTATTCCAATAACATTTGAAAAACTAACTGTAAAAACAGATATTACTTGTCCTTGTTTTTCTCTTAAATTAGTAACACCATTTATATCAACTGGGCCACCTTTATCACTATTTAGAATACTTGTTCCTCTATTTGTTGTTTGTAATTTTATGTTCTGTAGGTCATTTAAGTCATTCCCTAAATCAATATTTGCATATTTCTCGAATTTATATGGAATACCTGTCATCTTGTACAAAATCCCATCTTGTTCCTCTACATCGACTATTCTAAACAGTTGCGATTGAATATTATTTTCAATTAACCAAACAGTATTAGCTTGAAAAGTGGCATTAGTACTAGGTGCTAAAGGAGAAGATAAAGTTACAACTTTACCACTAATACTACTAATATTGGCTACTCCTGCTTTTCCAGCACTGTCCAAAATTGAAATAGTTCTATCACCAACAGTAGGTAAATCAGTCGAACTACTATCATCTATCGTTAGGGAAGTTAAGTTACCACTTTCATCTAAAGTAACAGCACTTACTCTACCTGCTCTTCTTATACCTGCTCTTACTGGATCATTTATTCCAACCACCGATCCTGGCCTTACTACAACACCACTTTCTATAGAAACATCAAAAGTAACAACATCTGTTTCGTTGTTTTCTGTCCACAAAATACTTCGACCATATCTAACTGCCTGATAAAAAGATGTACAACCAAATGCCCTTACTTTTTTAATATTATGTGTCTTTGCAAAAACCGTATTATTAGTAATCACGACAGTATCAAACTGTCTTGTATCCATATTAAAATACTCAATAACAACTTTTCCATGCCGAGTTTTAGCACTTACTCCCGAATAAGAGAATCCGTTTATAGTATTAGCTAATGAAAAAATATAAGTTGGAGTTGTATTAGTAATTAAATCAGTACTGTCATAATTTATAGGTCTATCTTGTACAAGTGTAAGTTTTCCTCCAGACCAGATAGGATAACACCTCATTACTCCACAAATTTGTTTAATAATTTCAAAAGCTTGTACAGATTTATTAATAACTCCACTAAAAGCAAATCTAGGTTCTTTACCATCAGGAGTATCTACTAATTGAGCAGAATATTTACTTGCTTGAAAGAAAGAAAATAAATCTACTTCTTTTTCATCGATGTAGTTTCCAAATCCATACCTAGTATTTAATAAAAGATCTAACAGTATAAAGGCTGGATCTGTTGTCCAAAATACATCTGAAGTTATCTCTCCACAAAATATATAATCTGATGGATATTGTATTCTCCCGTTACCTGTTATATCAACAGTAGGTGTAACATCATTATTTGGTAAAGGGATTCTTACTTTTACGCCTCGATAACGAAATGTTCTTTTTGGAATACTTTGAAACTCATAAGCATCAAATTTTAAAAAACTATATGCAGTGTAAGGATAACTAAACTGACCATCTTGTACATGGACAAGAGTGCCTTTTCCATTATCAATTCTTACATCAGAAGATAAAGTTGCACCTTGATAATCTGATTTAGGTTTTTGTATTTCTGTTATAGAAGAGAGAAATATGTCATCTTGTATCTGATCATTATTATCATTAGATGCTGTAATTCGTTCCACTGTAATTCTTAGAGGATATCTCTTATAAATATCTCTTTTAAAACTCTCTGTCTTGAAAATATGCTCTCTTCTATATTGATCACCAGTTCTACCATCAAAGGCACCACTAAACATTAAAGTAGGAGATGGGTCTGCTTGAACTCCTACATATTGAAAAAATATTTTATATTCTACTTTTCTTCCTAATAGATCACCTTTATCATTAGACTCTTGCAAACTAGGAGTACTTAAAGTAACTTTAACTGCTTCTGGAGCTAAAGATTGAGTTGACGATAATGAAGGTCTTGGAACTGTTATATCGAAACTTCTTGAGGTAGCTTTAGTTACTTTTAGATTTATGGGGTTAATTTTTTCAGTCTGCAAAACCCCCATTGTAGTTATTGTTGCTTGATTTTCTGATCCTCGTCTTACATCTAAAGATGATGTGTTATTACCGAAATTATTAAAATTAGCACTTTCACTATCTTTGTTTCTGATTGGAATATCATCTAAGAAGATATCTTCTTGGGCAGCTTTTATATATTCTTTCCTATCTTGTTCAGAAAGTTGATATATTTCTTTATTTGAATTCAGCTTATTATTTAATAATTTAGATGGAGTTGCAAAACCTTCTGTTAAACCTTCTGAAATAATATCAATTACTTTTGCAATTTCTGAACTGTTTAATGTATCAGGTTCTCTGGTAGGTTGTCTTGGGCCTCCAAACTGACCAGCTATAAAAGTTTTTTTCTTTTCAGTCATAATTTAATCACTTACTTGTGTTCCTCTAATTACACTATAAAGAAAACCGTTAAAACAATAATTAAAACCCGTTACTTCATCCTCATCATCTTCATCATATTGAACTCCACAAGTAGCAGCATCTTGATTAGGAATCATAGTAGTACCATTGAAAGCTCTATCCTCTTGTAGACTACCTGGATAGAAAAATTCATTTTGAGGACCATTTACAGGTAAACCAAAATTAAATTGATTTTTATTATTATTTTTAAAATTATCTAATATTTCATTATAATCATCAGAATTTATTGGATAATCTTCACCTGGATAATGTGTACCATTAAAAATAACCTCTGTAGATAATGAAGTTGAATTATATTTACGGAAAATTCTATAATATGTTAATTCATTCGGATCTTCATCATTATCAAAATTGTTAGTGTCCATACCAAAACTTGATATATAATTTTGGTCATCATTTAAAGGAATCGAAATTGTATTACCATCTTCACCTTGAATAGTGTCTGTCGGAGTATTGTCACTTTCACCGAGATCAGAAGTATCTATTCCAGCACTTGCAACTATAGAACCAACTATATATTCACCATATACAATAGGTATTGGAACTGTAGCAAGCGTAGTATTAACAGCATTAGAAAAACTAGCTGACAAAGGATCTTCTGCTTCTGGTTTTTGTTCTGGTGTAAATAAATCAGCGATACCTGATAACACTAGATAAGCTCCAATATAAGCAAGGTTTTTAGCTATAAATCCTCCAGTAAGTCCTTTTTTAAGAGTAAAGCCTAATGGCCCACCTAGACTAGTTGGCACAAGAAAAGCCAAACCAATTAAAGCTGCTCCTAATAATATTTTTCCAAACCCTCTTCCGCTTCCAGCTATTACAGGTATTATTTTTATCTCAGCAATACCCACTGGATCGTGTAATTCAGTTTTATCTATATCTACATTATTTACACTGACCCTATAATATTGATTTGCCATCTCATGTTCCAATAATGGAAAATTAGATACTAAAAATCTAACAGCTTCAGCAGTATTACTAACTTTTGCATCAAAAGACGAATTACCAGTAAGCTCTCTTAAATGACCATATAGTTTTATTTTAGTCAACATACCTATACCTCTTATGTGTACATTTTATATAAAATTCACTATAAGGCTCAACACAACTTAGTCTTTCATTGCAATGATGTGCAATATTTGAATCACCGACATAAACCGCTACATGACTAGGTTTTGGGTGCAAAAGCTTCATAAGAAAAACATCTCCCTTTTTTGGAGGTTCATAATTTCTAAGTTCTCTAAATCCAGTACGCCAAGCATAACTTTCAAATAAAGGGTTTTGTAAAAATTCTTCAGCAGTTAATGTTCTTTCGTAATCTTTTAAATTTATATTCTTTACTTCTTTATACCAATCTCTAATAAAAGTGTAACAGTCAGTAAGACCCCAAATCCAAGGTCTACCGTACAGTTTTGGTTTATAGCCATTAGGTTCAAGCTTCGACCAAGTATTTTCTAAAGGGCTATAAATATACCAAGGAAGTTTTGATGCTTCACAACTAATTTTATCTGCGTCAGATGGTTCAGAAGATCCTTTTGGATGACTATGAAAAATAGCAACTATTTGACCTTTTTCTTCACAAGCAGCGTAATTATCAGGATTTATTATAAAATTATTTTCATCTTTGGAATAATTAACACATTGAAAAAATACTTCTTTACCTTTTACATTAACAACTAAACCACAAGCTTCTTTTGGACTTTCAAGCTTACTATCTCTTATAGCTATTTGTTGCCACTGTTTCATCCTTTAAAAACCCCTGCTGATGGAAAATGATCTCTGCTTATTAATCTACGAGGACATTTTATATTTGCCAAATCAAAATTTGCAGCTAATTCAAATTGAACCACTTCTCTATTTTCTTCGCTTTTTCTATCAATAAAATATATTTCTTGTGGAAACTCCGGATAACTTGTATCAAAGGCATTATAAGAAGGAACTATACCTGTAGGGTAGTTAGAAGTTGGTAAGAATTTTTCTAATGTTCTTTTTCTTGTAACTTTTGCACCTGTGAGATCATTGTTAATTAATCCTTCACTTGAAAAACTATCACTAAAGGTATTAAATGCATTAACAGCAGTTAAAATAGTAGTAAAAGCACCTAATGCATTAGAAAAAGTTAGTGTAGGTCTAGGTAGTTGTCCTCTGCCAAATTTAAAACCTTCAGCTTTAACGGGTAAAGCAACATAATCTACCCCTGTATTATCTACATCTCCTTTTGTCCATTTAATAGATCCAAAGTTATTATTATTTGTTCCATCATGGAAATAGTAACTTGTAGATATTTCTAGTAAATTAAGTTGTTTTGGATCATAATGAATATTAGGTATAAGATCTAATTGAAATAATTCAATAATCGCAGAAGGATTTGACTGCTGTAACTCTTTAGTAATTTTTATATCAGAATTTGATACTCCTTGAGTCTGATCATTAGAACTAGGGCATGACGTCATGATTCAAATACCTCCCTAAATGTTGCCTGTATCGTGGCTCTATTTAAATAAGGAATTTGTTTGTTATAACCTTCACACACAAATTTAGATGAAGTAGATTCTCCAGGAGGTGTAAAATTAAAACTTTTGTTGTCTATAAATCTAGCATCAAAGAAATCTTCAATTTTTGTTGCATCTGCTTCTGATACATTAAATGTAAGATTATAAATTTTTGGATTTTGATTACTTGCTAATCCAAAAAGAATCCTTTGCTCAAAACCATCTGCAAAACGAATTGTTCTAATATTTGGAGAAGAGTTTTTTCTTAAGTTATAACTTGGAGTAGTACCACCAGTTGTCGTTCCAACATCAGCATCATTAAAAGTAAAAGTAGTCATTAGGCAAGTAAACCTCCAGGTCTTTTCTGTTGTAATATTTCAGATTGTACTGCTGCTGAGATAAGACGACCAAGTTCTCTTCCTTGTTGTTCATCACCTTCAACAGACGAACCAGAAGCATCTACGTTTACAACTATATTTGTAGAACCCATTGCATTGTTAGGAATAATAGTTCCTGCTCTGTCAGGAACGAATAATTCTGGCCCACGTTCTCCAACTATTGAAGCTCTACCTACTGGTGGCCTTCCACCATCAGCAAACTTAAGACCGCTTATAGGTTCTACAAATGGTGCAGATATACCGCTAGAAAAAGTAGTACCTAATCCTGGTGTTAAAAAATTAGAACCTTTACCTAAAGCATTACCAAATAATCCTAATATGCCTCTTTGTAATTGAGTAGCTGCCATTCTTGCTGCTGATTCAATGAAGAAATCTGCAATTCTATTAAG